CGCTGGAATGTTTTGCCTTCAGCGGTTCGATATGGTTCACCGATCACCTCTGGAGTAGGTCTTATTGTTTTTGCAAGATCCATATACGCTTTTGCTTTTGCGGGATCTTCAGTAGAAAACACCTGGGCATACTTCATATACGTGTTGTACAAGGCATCAGACTGATCTTGTGCAGCAGCAGGCATAACCTGACCGATCATCCCGGCACGCTGTACTGTTGGACCGACAGGCAGTTCCTGAGTTACTGGAGCAGCCAGTGCCTGGTCTGGCGTAATGGTTGTTGGTTGCCCAGGCATACCAATTGTTTCCAGTCGTTTTCTAATATCTTGCTGGCGCTTGTACTCATCCAACTTCTGACGGGTCAGCAACTGCTGAATCGCACCCTCTTGGGCCTTGCCATAGCTGGACGTGCCAGCCTGCAAGCCTGCACCAAGCGCTTGGCCCAGTGAGATGGGAGTGGTAGATGGGCCACCTGCTTGGAGCAGGGCCGCAGCAGTGGACAGCAGCGCTTGGCGCTGCATCGACTCTTGCTGTTGAGGGGTCAGGTACTCGCTCAGGGCAGACGTGCCGCCACCAAACAAGTCACCCAGCAAGCCCATGTTCATTGTTGCCATGATGTTTGTTCCTTAACCTAAGCCCAGCAAACCACCAAGGATTGCGCCATAACCTGCATACTGAGGGTTGCCAGCGCCACCCAAGATGCTGCCCAACTGAGCACCGCCCAGAGCACCGCCAAAAGCACTTGCGGTCTGATTACGGTAGATCGGTGTGGTTGTCGTGCCGCCAAGGTTTGGCACGTTCTGTCCCAGGGCACTGCCAGTCAGGCCAAGGCGCTCAGAGGCCAGGTTGCGTGCAGCGTCAAGCCGCGCCTGGGCCAACTGCTGGCGTTGCTGCTCGGCAGTCATCACGGCCTGCGCACCCGTCATACCCAGGTTTTGCTGCTGGGCACCCAAAGCACCCAACTGGCCGACAGCAGTCTGGCGAATGCCAGCACCAGCGATCTGGTTGGCAGCGTTTGCCCTGGCCGCTTCCATGGCCCTGGCAGCATCAGTCTGGCCTAGGCCAGCAGCAGTTGTAAACCCAGCAGAGCGCAACTGGGCCGCAATGTCGGCTGATCGGCGCGTGTAGTCTTCATTTGCGAGTGACTCAGCAATTGCCTGGCGCGAGCCACCAAATGCCTTGGCGCCAACTGCCCGTACCTGCTCGGCCTGTTGAGAGATCCGGCGCTGACGTTCAATGTCTGCCAACGTACCCTGCACCACTTGACTCTCGTAAGGGTTCTGATAGGCACTCATGTACTGAGCACCCGTCATGGCCTGGATCTGCTGGGGTGTGTAGCCAGCCTCTGCGAGTGCCAATTCAGCAGCCCGGTTGGTTGTCTGCTGACCTGCACCGCCAATGCCGGTGGCCGTGAGCTGCTGCTCTGCCGTGGCATAGCCTGGGGTGAACCCCTCAAACTGCCGGGTGTTCAGACCTGCCGCTGCGGTTCTGGCATCAGCCAACTGCTGGAGATATGCGGCCTTGATGTCAGGATCAATGGACGTTGAGCTTGTTGAAGATGATGGTGTGCTGCTTCCACCCAATGCCTTTGCGGCCAAGCCTGCGCCAGCCAACGCAAGTCCTGGATTTGTTTTTGCAAAATCTAATGCACCACTGAGTAAACTGGCGCCACCAGCAGCTCCAGCAGCGCCAATGCCGCCAAGAGTACCAATGCCAACTCCAGCACCAGTCGCGCCATAAGCAGCAGCCAGATCAGCAGCGGCAGCAGTCCCGGCAGCTCCTGCACCGGCAGCACCCAAGCCTGGGATGCCAACGCCAGCCAAGCCACCACTGGCGGCCAAAGCAGCCAAAGCAGCAATGGGGACTGCATTCTGAGACAAGCTCAAGTCTTTATCTGCCTGTGCCAGCGCATTGCTGACGCTGCCCACAGGGTTAGAAACAAAACTGCTTGCGGCACTGCCTAGTTGATTTAATGCGCCCATTTGAACCTCAAAGTTGCTTCATACATTCTGAATAAACCATCATCAATCTTTTTGATTTCTGACGGGTAGGTGAGTTGTGCAATCAAGTCATTGATCCTGGGGTTGTCGTAGAACGTGACTGCAAAGTCATACCCATGATCATTCAAGTCATCGAGGTACTTCTGCACGTTGGACACAAGGTCTTTTGCGCGTTCACCGTTAATGCAATGAAATTCGATGCCGTTCTTCTCGATCTTCTTTGTCAGGATCAGAGTGTCACCCTGGCGCACAACAAAGTTGCCTGTCTTGGGTGCATTCATCAACCCATCAAAGTAGGCATCAACTGTCATGGCAAAGCCACCATAGTTCTTCGCCAGGTCTTCGGTGAGGATTTGTCTGATGTCTTTCATGGCTGAATTTTAAGTCTCAACGCTTGCCAGCGGGTAACACGTCTAAACGATTCAGACCAACTCGCCAGTCAGCAAGCACCGCCCCGGTGTACCTGACCTTGACCTGACGCGCTGAAAACCGCACGCTTGTGGGTTCGCTGGCAGAGTAGGGGCCATAAGTTGTCTCTGTGGCCGTGGGGTACATGCGAGTCTTGAAAGACACAACAACCTCACCCAATGTCTGCTCGTCAGGGATCAACTGACGCACATTCATTATGTTTTCACCTGGTTGGATCTCAACAGGGCCAGACTCAACGAAAGGCGCAACAGAGTCATACGCAAACCCGACTTCGTGTTCGTAGATGTAACTGTCAGCAGAAACCATCAAGGGATTCAGGTAGACCCCACGGTCAGTGCCAGCCGTGCGAGACAGGGAGCCAATCGCCCAGTGGTTTTCCCTGTAGTTGTACGTCACATAAGAATCATTCTCGTTGCTGGCATTTGATGGGTAGAACCAAATGATCTCGCCATACTTGGAGTTGTGAACAGCATAAACCTTGCTGACCTGGTTGGCGTTGATGTTTTGGAAGATGTAGTCGCCAACGTCACAAGCCAATGGCTTGACGTACCCGTCATAAACCCAAAAGCCAGAATTGCTCATCCAGATCGCGGCAGTGTCAATGGCCGCAACGGCCTGGGTTGAGATCAAGCCACAACCAGACCCGGCCTTCTCAAAACTGTACACATAGGGCAGGCCAATGTAGGTGCTGACGTGGACATCAACATCTGTAAACAGCAAGTTGACACCGCGCACGCGCTTGCCAGCCTTGAGTGACCCAACAGTGATCAGCTCAAATGAGCCTGCCTGGTTGGTGGCTGCCGGGGTCCAGACGGTGTTGTTTTCCTGGTCACACCATTGGACCTTGCGGGGATCTCCACCAGCACCCAACGCAAAGACAAAGCGCTCTGCCGTTGTCATAACGGCGTTGCAGCTCGTTGGCGCGTTGGTGATGGCAGCGGCCAGGGTCGGCGTTGAAAAGCCCAGCTGCCACTCATAGAGCTTGCCATCAGCATCTGAGCAGGCGACCAGGTACTCGCCCCAGGTATCCAGACTCCAGGTCGTTGCTGGCGTCACTGTGCCGGTATCTGGGCGCTGCACGCCATAGGCAAAGTTGCCATAAGTGGAGTACCCGTACCCGGTCTTTGTGGCTGCATCGGCAATGCCAACAGTCAAACCTGAAGGCGTAATGTCTTTGAGCGTCCCTGCCTCATTCATGGCGTAGAGCTTGGAATTCGTACCGGCAGCAATCCAGCGATCCCCTGAGTTGTCGCGCCAGGTGATCAAGCCCCGGCATGACCCGGTGAGCTGGGATGCCGATCTCTTGCGCCATCCACCAATGGGACGCAAAGTACCCTCAAACCATCGAACCAGGTTGGCGTCAAACCAACGGCCAGAGGTTTGATACTCTGTGCCGTTACGGTAAACGCCTGGGGGGATTCTGAGGGGTACAAGTGCCATGATGGGATTATGCGGAAAGATTGGACACAAAACTCACTGTGGCAATGACTGAGGGAGTTGCTGGCCTGGTTGGACTGGTCCCGGCAGCAAAGTGCTCGATGGAGACGCCAACGTCTGATGGGCGCCACATGAGTTGCAGGTAATCGCTCTCGGCCAGATCCACAAAGTAGTTCAAAGCCCCGATCATGTGGGATGGGTCTCCTGAGCTTTTCCTGGGTGCCAACCCAAACCGCGACCCTGAATTGGCAATGTCAGTGCCATTCTTGCGAAACCAGACCTCAACGTCTTGCGTGTCATTCGTTGTGTTTTTGAATTGCACGCTGAATTGCACGTTGTACAAACCGCCCTGCGACACGTTCAGACGTGAAGTATTTGACAGAGTGATCCCATTTGAATAGTCAGTTGTGTCAAATGTGATGGCGTAAGCAGTTGTTGTGTTGGCCGCCGTCTGGTCGGTCCCATCTTGAAACGCACCATATGGCAGGTTCAAGTACTTGCCACCTCGCGGCCCAAGGACCGTTGACAGGATATTGGTGAGCTTGCGAAAGTAGGTCAGCAGGCCGCGATGGGATTGCGCAGTCAGTCTCTCGTCATAGACCGCGCCAGGTGAGGGCAGGTCTGGCGGTGCCGGTGTTTGGAGCTGCTGGTAAAGGTTTGTCATTGGATTATTTTATGCAAGGGTTTGGTTTGTCATGGCGCCAGCCGCCGCCGCAACATCATCAACCCGGCGGCCCCATCCTTTGCCAAAGGTCTTCCAGTTCGTCAAGCTCTGCAAGAACCCCAGGCGCTTTGCCATGTAAGCCGCCACCAGGTCACCATTAAAGGACTGCACGGCCTTCATGGTCCCAGGTCCAATAGATCCATCTGCCGTTACCCCTACAACCTCTTGCAGCCACTTTGCGGCCCTGCCAGGGCCACTGTTGATTGCTGCATCAAATACGGCGTAATCAAGCCCAGCAGGCAGGTCATCCCCTTTGACCTTGTCCCAGTATTTGGCTTTGTACAGTGGCGCCACGTCAGACGGTTTGAGGTTGCGCATATCAGACTCATTCACCGGGTGGCCCACCCACTCTTCCCAGACGGCCTTGGTGCAGCCAAGGTTTGTCATGCCGCCTGGATCTGATGGGTGATTGACAAATCCACCTTCATGGTGGAGCACGGCGGCCAAAGATGTTTCAAAGTTGTTCTTCATTTCTTTGCCTTCATCTCCATAATTTTCTCAAGTGTGCGGCCACCAAAGTAAGCCGACATGACCAGCATCCCCCACTGCCCCAGCAATTCGACATAACTGGCCTGAGCGTTATGCCCAAATGCAGACATCATTGCAAACAGGAAATAGGCGACAAATATTGCGATAAGCGCCAGAGGTCTGATGTTCTTTGATAACCAAGAGTCGGACGCCATGTCAGCAGTCCATCGGTCAGTAATCCCGGTCTGCTCTGCTTTGTACAGATCAGTATCGTTAGCCATTTTTGCCAGCTCGCCACTTTGCGCAAGTTGCGCAAGGTCAAGTTGAGCCTTTGCCTTTGCCTCGGGGTCAGGTATCAGCTTGTCAATTAACTTGCTGCCGATCCCCAGTATTGCGTCCAGTCCGATCATTTTCTTCCTCCTTGCGTTGCTTATCTAAACCTTTACGGTCTTCCTCGAGCTGCTTGCGCAGCCTCTCCATGCGATCAATCTGAGCTTTGCTTTCCTTTTGCACTGCCAGGGTATCAAAGTAGATTACTGAGATTATCGGCAGCATCAAGCAAAACACTAAGACCATCGCAATGAGCGCGATCAGAAACCCCATCTGCTCTTTCGGTCCATCACCAGGAGTGACCAAAACACGGCCAGGTACAGGATCACGCACAAGGCGGCTGCCAGGTAGATTGCTTTGTCTTGCAGGTCCGCGA